CGACCTCGACGCTGACGCCGAGTTACTGCCTCGCCATCGGTCACGACATTCAGGGGAACCTGGGTTCTCTTATTGCAGGGCGAATGGATACCCGAGTGCTCGGGGTCAACACTCTGCCGGATAAGATCAAAGGCACATTGCACGTCAGAACATCTGATTTCGGCGCTGATGTCGCTGCACACAATAATGCTGATGACCTCATTGTAGAAATGAGCGGCAGCGCGGGCATGACTATCCGATCCGGTGCGGGCGCTTTTGGCTCGATAATGTTTGCTAACCCGACAGTGCAAAACCGGGCGGGAGTCGTCTATAACCACGCAACTGATGTCCTGGCAATCAGGGCCGGTGGCGGTGATCGTTGCCTGGTTGACAGTGGAGCCTTTTATCCGGGCACGGATAACGCGCTGGCCATCGGCAAGCCATCTAATCGTCCATCGGTTATTTATGCTGGCACCGCGACAATTAACACCTCTGACGAAACGGTTAAAAATCGCCTTTCAATCCTTGAGGCAGAGAGGGCTGCGGCGGTGGAAATCAAGGGTGATATGTGGAAATTCCAGTTTAACGACGCGATCGCAGAAAAGGGGCCGGATGGCGCGCGTTACCACTTTGGTGTGGGTGCCCAGTCAGTAGGCAAGATCCTTGTTAAGCACGGATTAGACCCGCATAGGTACGCGTTCTTCTGCTATGACGAATGGGATGACCAGTACGAGACTATCCCGGCAGAAACGGTATCTTATCCGGCAGAATACAGCACGCTCGTTGACGGGAAAGGGAATCCTCTGGTGCTAAAAGAAGCATGGGAGGAGGTGGTTAAGCCAGAAGAAACCGTTCAGACACTGGTCGCCGGAAACCGCTACGGCATCCGCTATGAAGAGTTGCTGTGCTTCATCATCGCTGCAATTTAAAAAACCAAACAGGAGTGAATATGAATATTAATGGGAATGTAAATATGAGCGCAGGAAATAGCCTCACGCGTGGGAATGTAGTCATCGGAGAGGTAAAACCTCTTGATATTGAAACCTTGCTGGACGTCCTGATGGCTGCAACCAAGTCGAGTGTGCGAGATGGCTCTGTATCTATTAGTGCTGATTTACTGATGCGCATGACGCGTGAGCTGATCGCCTCAAAGGTTGTCGATGCGAAAGTAAAACCTGCTCAACCCCAATGGCAGTCGCCTGATAACCCCTGCTTTACAATAAAGCCCATGCCTGGCCATGCATTTGCCATTTGCAAAACAGACGACCTTTACGCTCTGAAAGCGACAGGAATAAATACACAGCTCTGCGGCGCAAGCTAATAGTCATCCGTCACATCCTGCATTGCAGAAAGAACCAGCATATTCAAAACGACCACGGCAAGGATGCCGCCAGTTAACAGTGTAATTAACATACGCTCTCCTGATGTTGGCCTTCTCAGGAAAATGTAGACGAGTAATGTGACAGTTATATTGATCCTTGATCTGCACACACTTTAAAACTACTGTATATAAAAACAGTATAAGTGGAGTGCAGATTATGGGATTTCCTTCACCGGCAGGCGACTATGTAGAGCAGCGGTTAACGCCGGAGCGTATCTGCGGTATAGGCATGGACAGCCGCATTCTCGAAACGTCGTCTGGCTTTGCCGTTATCGAGCCATGCACCAGGCTGGTACAGAATCAAGTCCTGCTGATTTTGTCTGGCGGCCGCACTCAGTTTGCCCGGGTCATGGGCAGGGCGCTGATTTGTGATGATGGTGAAGCGATAGAGGGGGCTGCGGCGGAAGAGGTGGAGGTGATGGGGCGGGTAACGTACTTCATCAACAGTGCGATCGAAGACGGCAGGGTGGTTTGATGGGGCAATGGGGCATGCTTGGGGCAAAAAATTAGCGCAAAACAACTCAAAACCTCGGTGGGTAGTGATTCATCTTGCGCTAATGCTTTGGTTTAAGCCTGCTTTCAACTTACCTCAACCTACATCCTCTTTGTAGTGCCGCAAATCATGGATTTTCAGCGCTACGAGGGTTATGTAGAGGATATATAAAGATATTATGCAGCAGGCCTGTTGCTGTGGGGCATCGTTGGGGCAAAGTCACTTAATTTTGAGCTCAACAATGCGATCTGGTCCAGGTTGTTTTCCTCCATCCACTTTCCGTAAACCTGAAAAACCATTTGAGCATCGGCATGGCCCATCTGGTTAGCAATGAAGTTCGGGTTTGCTCCTGCAGACAGCGACCAGCAAGCATACGTGTGTCTCGACTGATACGATTTCCTGTGTCGAAGCCCAGCTCTTTTCATCGCCGCATCCCACGAATTCCCTATGGAGTTGATGGAGAAGTGCTTGCCGTAATTCCCGGCCCTGGCTGTCAGCGACGGAAGGAAGACGAACGTGCACTTACTGAACTCTTTCTTTCCGTACTCCCTCAGCTTAACGGCTACGTTATGCTCCTGAGAGAGGCGGGTCATTTCATACTGGCTTTTGAACGCCTCGAGTGCAGGCTCGATCAGGTGCACAACCCGGTTAGTGCCAGCATTGGTTTTCGGCAGCGTGAATATCCCTTTCTGCGTCAGGCTTCTTCTGACGGTGATTGTCCCCGCCTTTAAGTCCACATCCTCCCAGGCAAGTCCGCACAGTTCACCCGGCCGCAATCCGGTGTAAACGGCGATAGCCCAAAGATTTTTACTCTGTTGATGATGGCAGGCATCTATCAGACGCGGGAATTCTTCTCTGGTGATAGGGTCAGGATCAGGGCGGGACTCTCGAAGGGGTGTGACACCCGTCATTGGTGACCTTGAGATATACCCATTTTCAACTGCAAACTGGAAGATGCCGAACAACACAGTCATGTAGTTGTTCACCGTGACTGAGGATCGACCTATCTTTGCTGTTTTATGCCCCTTCTTCATGACCTGATAACCGGTCAGCAATTCCTTCCTAACTTCCAGCATACTCTCTTTTGTTATTGAAGAAAGAAGGGCGCCTGGTCCTATGATAGCCATGACATTGTCAATCACGCGCGCATAAGTAGTGAGCGATGATTCAGCTACTTCCATCTCCTTCAGGGAGAGCCATCTCCCGGCTAGTTCTCCAATCGTCACCTCCTGCCTCGCCTCGCCAAAACGCTGCAGGTTTTTAGAGTTAGGAAACTGAGATGAATAGATGAAGGTACCGGTCTTGATCGCATAGCATATTGATGTGCGAAGCTCGCCAGCAACCTTCCTGTTCTTTGGTGTATCCGGAACGCCAAGGCCTTCCCTGACCCTGACTCCTTTATAGATAAACCACAGCCGCAATGTGCCGCCGTGGTTCTCAACCCCGGTTGGATATTTAGACATGCCTTTTCCTCGCTGTTAAAGGTATGGCTATTTAAGCAGATTTCTGGCGGGGGATCGCCGGGCGCTGACGCTCTACCCAGTTATCGACCTCGTGGCGGTTATAAAGGATAGGGGAGTTATCTTTCGGTTGGCAGTCGCCGGAGTAGTGTTTGTACTCGCGCCCCTCCATCCATGACAGGGTGCGGGCTGACTTAATCGCGTTCTTTGTCAGGCCAGTCAGCGCAATCAGCAACTCCTCAGAAACCCATTTGTTTGGTACCAGATGAATAATGTCGCTCATGGTTTTCTCCAGGCATAAAAATGCCCTCGCAATGGAGGGCTGAAAGGGGGATAACGTGGCAGTGCATTCGCACCCAATAGCCGACTCAGTGAATCAGCTATCAGTTGCGTCAATCGTCTTCATCTTCATCCCAGTCCTCGTCGTAATATGGCGAGGCGAGAAGAGGGTTGGTTGCAGAAAGCATTTCGCCAGCTGCACCCTGGCGCTGAAGTCGACGAAGCGCTTCGTATAGCTCAAAAGCCTCGGTTCGCTCATCACCTATATCGAGGGCGCATGCAACCTTGTGCGCCTCGGTGACCAGAGTTGATAGCTGGGTTCGGATGTCCTGAATGGTTTTCATAGCTCTCCTCATGCCGCACGCTGGGCGCGCAGCGATTTAATATGCTCGCTCGTCTCCAGTTCGGCGCGTATCTGTGCCGCCTCACGGTGGTCAAGCGGCTCAAAGTCATTGTTAAAGCGGTCGATTGAAGCGGTGTTGATCCGACCCTGTCGCCAGTAGCGGACCACTTCTGATGTGCTGCTGTGAATGATGATGGGCCAGCCTGCTGAGTCAGCAAATATCTGGCCGCGCTGGATTAGCTTGAACATTGGATGTATCCATATACGCTCTGATGAAGGCCGCAGCTGCCTGTGCATTTATGGCATTGCCGTAACCTCTGAGTCTGCCGGTGCGGTTGCTGCTTGCCACTCTTGCCACCCCGGACTCGACTCGTCCCAGGCGTGCGGCAGCCCCATCAACCAGCGGGAATGTGCCGGGTTCAACTGGACGCCATTTGCCATCTCGACATAAGAGCCAGTCCGCATCTCGCCAAAAACCGTTAACCTCAAGGGCCCGCATGTGTACGCCTGCCGTGGTAGCTGATCCAGCCTGTCCTTTCCTTCCCGCTGCGCAGTCATCCCAGCCGAGTCCTTCCAGTCGCGAGACGTCGGAGTTACCCATCCCGCCAACCTTACTGCCCCACCCAGATTCTCCAGCCCCCGCACCGTTTCTGGCTGATCCTTCACGTTCGCCGTCGGTGTCGGCCAACTTGCCATGGTTACTGCCGTCTGAATGTTCATCCCACCCATTCGCCCGGAAGTCCCCGCGCCGGTCGTCGATTTCGCTGTTGGTGTGGGCCACCCAGTAGGCCCGCTCTCTGATGTGCGGAGCACCGATACCCGCTGACGTAAACGGCACAAGCCCGAAGGCGTAATCCACTCCTTCCACGTCTGCTTGTACAAGGTCGAACCATGCGTTTGCGTTACCAGCTGCAACCTGCTCGCCAAAGACATGCTGAGGCCTGCACTCGCTGATGAGGTGGAAGAAGGCTGGCCAAAGGTGCCGCTCGTCAGCAAACCCATCTCCTTTGCCTGCCGCGCTGAAAGGCTGGCACGGGCAGGAACCAGTCCAGACCGGTTTATCATCAGGCCATCCGGCGAGGCGGAGGGAATGGGACCAGACGCCAATTCCGGCGAAAAAGTGGCACTGCGTGAATCCTCGCAGATCATCAGGTGTGACATCTTCAATGCTCCTTTCGTCAACTTCTCCCGGCGCAATGTGGCCGCCAGCGATCAGGTTACGCAGCCATTGTGCTGCGTACGGGTCGATCTCGTTGTAGTAAGCCGTCATATTCAGCGACCTTGCTTCTGCCGAAGCTCACTATCCTTCTGGCAGCTGGAACAGCGCTGGCATCCCGGCACCTTCACCCGGCGCAGATCTGGGATATCCTCGCCACATTCGCTACAGTGAGTAGCAGATACCGCATCACGGTTAATCCGGTGTGCGCTCAACGCTGCTTCACGCTGCAACTCTTCGACGGCTGATGCGTCGTCTGCAAAATCTGCCATGGTCAGTGCTCCCTGAACTGTCGGTTAATCCGGCTGACGGCAAACGCCAGCAATAAAAATGGCCGCATTAGCGACCCGGTGATTTGTGCTGTCATGCGGCTCGATCCTCTTCCTGGTAGATGACCTGCAACTCCAGTTTCTCAGCTAGTGCCTTTTCCGCTCTGGCTCCGGGCGAAGATTCCCATCCCTTAAGCAGGTAGATAACGTCAGCACAGCGCAGCATTGCCAGGCAGATGTCCATGTATTCGGCCTGTGAAAGACCGTCAGGCAGGATCGCCGGGTTAAGAGCCGTGTGACCACGCCCGGTAAGTTTTGCTGCGGTGAACATGAAGGCCGGGCGGTTAAATTCGACGAGTCCGCTCATTGGCCCGGCGATGTAAATTTTCATGACTCCACTCCATATCGACCCTGCATGCGGCCAATTTTGCTGATGAATCCAAGCTTATCGATACCGATGGCGGCTATCTTCTGATAGTGCTTGTCGAGGATGGCCGGAACCACGGCGTTCCATTTGGGTTTTGGTCTGACCTTCATTGCCTGGCGGATTTCAGCCACGCATTTTTTGCATTGTGACCTGATGGCGTTTTCATCTTCTGTCCTCATGCCGCCTCCGTTTTCATCACGTCGATCGCGCAGCCTGGCAGTAACTGAACCGCCGATGTCGGGCACTCGTTGCCCCAATGATCCCACCCCTGCGCACCGCAGCGGCTGAACAACTCGATGCGCGGCACGTCGCCATACAGCAACTCAAGCCGGTGGCGAACTTCCCACGGCTTTTCACTGTGGGCACCGAGCGGGCTGTAAACCACCTGCTTGATACCGGCATTCATCCTCTCAAGTCCCGCACCGCGAGTGGCGATCAGCAGATCCTCAGTGTTCGCCCGGGTGTGGTTTCCGCCGTTCATGCGCGTTTCTGCGTTCAGCAGATCGAGGAAGTCGTAGAAGTCGGTAACTTCACCCTCAGCTAGCGCCTTGTTGATGCGGACCTCTGCCAGCTGGTTCAGCTTGACCCACGTAAATCCCTTCATGGTGCGCACTGTAAAGCCCCACGCCTCAGCCAGTTCAATGGCCTCCTGGTTGTGGGTGCCGGTGTACCACATCGCCAGCACGGAGTTTTCAGCGGCCAAGTCCCACACCGCCAGACGCTTAATGTCGATCAGCTTCATGGTGCCGTAGTGGTTTTCCGCAGCGCCGTTGCTGATGGTGTTGCCGTAGGCCCAAGGCGGATCGGCATAGATAAGCGAATATTTGCCGGTCATGCCGCCTCCTGCCTGTTGAGATACTCCTCGGCCAGTCGCTGCGCCTTGAGTGGGTTACAGATAACATCACCCCATGGCATCAACCAGCCGTTAGGCCCGACAATGAATGTCAGGCGAAGTCCGTGAACTACTATGTCGTCGTGAGCGTGTTTCATTGCGTCACCCTCATTTCAGGTTTAAGCCGATATTCCATTCCCCCCAGACACTTACCGCCGAACTCCTGACCCCACGGCGTCGCATCACACATCTCCTTAACCATCTCCAGCTCAGCAGCAGTGATGTACTCGCTTTTCTCTTCCAGCGAGCCGCCCCAGCCTGCATAGAACGACTCGTGCGTCACCAGGTTAACTCCAGCGTTGAAACATCCGTCGCCCGGGTTAACGCCGCTCCAGTAGGTTGCAATGAAGTTGCGCTCATCAACGCTGAGCAGCCGGACAAGCGTCTCTTTCGAGTAGTGGCGTCTGCCAGATATGTGGTGCATAGCGAATTGCGGGTGTGGTTAACCCGCCTCCGTGAGGTGAGATATGTTGGTCGCTTGATTATTTCGGTGTGTGGGGATTAGAAGTCGTTATGGCCCGGATCGTCATCCATGCCGTAGTGATAGCCTGCGTTGCCTTGGGTTGGCTTCTTACGCTCATCCTTATCTTTCAGGGTGGCGATCATCTTCTCTACCGTCTCGGCATTCTTCCCTTCATGGCGCTC